CAAATTACTTTCATTTATTAGTTTATGTATCGTGATATGATACCAATTTAAAAGAAAAAATCAATAAAAAACATTCAATCACGGAAGATTATGAATAAAAAGAACAGACAAGGACTGTCGATTCGTGCTTTTGCGAAGAAGATGGGTGTTTATCCTAACGCGGTTGTTGCTCGTTTCAAGACGGGGAAATTTGATGAAGCCATTTATGATGACGGTTCTATCAATGAAGAATTAGCCACTGCTCTATGGAATGAGAATCCCACCAAGCAAGCCTATATTGTAGGCGATGATGGAAAACCTCGCACAAAAACAAAGCAGGATTCTATAGAAGGAGCTAATGAACACAAGATAAAACTCCAGAGAATGCAAGTTGCTCTTGAAAGTGAAACGATTGATCTTGAGCAAAAGAAAGAAACAACACTTGATCGTGAAAAAGTAAAGAGGGAAGCACGTAATTTTGGAAGAGCTTATCGTGATATCATGTTGCACTTTCCTCATCGTTACGGTGCGCGTATTGCAGCAAAGGTTAAGTGTGATGCCGCGAGCCTGATTGGCGCCATTGATCATTATATCCGAGAAGCTTTACAGGAAATCATAAAAGTTCCGGTCCCTTTCCATGATGCAGATACTCCCGATCATAAGGAGGAGAAGAATGACTGATACAGGGGAAGGTTTTTTTTATTTTCATGCCTGTGAAGCGTGTCAACCAGATCCCCCCTACACAGTTTCACAATGGGCAGATAAAAATCGTTATTTGAGTACAGTAGCCAGTGCTGAACCTGGATTATGGAGGACCAAACGTGCTCCTTATTTACGGGAAATCATGGACAATCTTTCCTCTTACGTACCGGTTGAAAAAACAGTTGTGATGAAAGGTGCGCAGATTGGTATGTCAGAGGCTGCTTTAAACTTTTGTGGTTATGCTATTCATCACAGTCCTGGCCCTGCTCTTTATGTGATGCCTACAGTTGATCTGGCTAAGAGAGTGTCTAAGACCCGTCTTGACCCTATGATTGAAGCCAGCCCTGCATTAAGCGAACGTATCTCCCCTGCCCGCGCCAGAGATAAGGGGAATACAATGTTCTCGAAAGAATTTGATGGTGGGGTATTGATGCTTACAGGAGCAAACAGTGCTGCTAGTTTGCGATCAATGCCTATTCGTTATTTGGTCCTTGATGAAGTTGATGCTTACCCATTAAATGTTGATGGAGAAGGAGATCCAGTAAAACTTGCTGAAAAACGTACCGCAACCTTTATTCAACGAAAGGTTTTTAAATTATCAACACCAACTCACCGTATCACAAGTCGTATCGCTAAAGATTTTGCCTTAGGAGATCAGAGATATTACAATGTGCCTTGTGATGGATGTGGTACGCTTCAGCCCATTGTTTGGTCGCAAATTAAATGGCCAAAAGGAGCTCCTGAAAAAGCCGTATTTGTTTGTGCGCATTGTGGTCATGAGCATGCTGAGCACCGTAAAGAAGATTTATTGTCTGAAGAAAGGGGAGCTTGTTGGATAGCAACAAAAGAGTCAACTAAGCCTCGTTGGCGCTCTTACCATATTTCAGAATTGTACTCACCTTGGACGACATGGGAAGAGTGTGTAAGTGAATTCTTAGAAGCTAAAAATGATCCTGCGCTTTTACAGACTTTTGTCAATACTGTTCTAGGTGAGCCATGGGAAGATAAATCAGGAGAAGTCATTGATCCGGATAGCTTGTATGCCCAACGTGAAGATTATCCTCTTGCCCCTGCCCAAGTGGTAGTCCTCACAGCAGGTATTGATGTACAAAATGATCGCTTAGAGCTTGAAGTTGTAGGCTGGGGGCGTGGTGAGGAAAGTTGGAACATTGATTATCAAGTTCTGCCAGGCGATCCCTCTTCTCTCGATGTTTGGGATCAGTTGGATGAGTATCTTCAAAAACGATGGCCACATCCTGGTTTCAAAGACGGGATACGAATAGCAGCAGCTTGTATTGATACAGGAGGCAACCATACACAAGACGTTTACAATTATGTGCGTCCTCGTGAAGGAAAGCGTATCTGGGGCATTAAAGGACAAGCAGGACCACGCCCTGTATGGCCACGTCGCCCCAGTAAAAATAACAAAGGACAAATTAATTTATATATCGTTGGTGTTGATTCAGCAAAAAATACCATCACAAGTCGCTTTAAAAATTCAGGTCCTGAAGCGTCAGGAGCTGGTGCAACGCACTTTCATAAAAACCTTGATCGAGAATATTTTGAGCAGCTGACTGCTGAAAAAAAGGTGGTCAAATATTTTAAAGGCCATCAGCGAATGGAATGGCATAAAAGTGACACAGCAAGAAACGAGGCTCTCGACTGTAGGGTTTATGCTTATGCTGCCTTACAGGGTCTGATTTTATCAGGTGTCAACCTCAATAAAGAAGTCGACATCTTAGAAGAGCGCTTGAAAAGACTTGAAGCCGCTGAAACCTCTGCAACAGCTTCACACTATCCCAAAAGACTGAGACCAGAACCTCAAAAGCAACAAACCGGAATAACAATAAACCCTTATGTACAGGGAGGTTGGAGATGGTAATTTATGTATAAAAAATCAAAACAAGTAAACTGGAAATACGAAAGACTTGCAGAGCTTAAAAAGCGACGCGAACAATTGGAAAATGCCCTTTATTCAGGGGCACAATCTGTGCGTCACGGCGATAAGCAAGTCAATCATCGTTCTACTGAAGATATACGCAAAGCCCTTACAATGCTGGCTGAGGAAATAGCAATTCTTGAAGGGTACAAGCCCTCATGTGTTTATTATCTTAACACATCACGAGGCTATTAATGGTAAGTTTCTTGAATAAAATTTCAGGAGTTTTCCGCAGTTCCAGTAATCATAATCCACATTTTGAAGCAGCAAGCCGTAGCTATCGATTAAATGGATTTGATCCTGCAAAAAAACACATCAATAAAGCCATTGAAGAATGTGGTGATACAATTGTCGCTCGTTCAAGATGGCTTTACGATAATGAACCCCTTTACGGATCTGCAACAGAAGAATGGGTTTCAGCAGCGGTAAGTGATGGGATTAAGCCCTACCCTAGAATTGAAGGATTTCAGGAAGAAAAGAAAAAGCTTCTTGATCTTTGGTGGCAATGGGTCGATGAAGCTGATCATGATGAAGATGCTAATTTTTATGGTCTTCAAGCAACAATTGCTCGTGAGGTTTTTTTAACTGGTGAATGTTTTGTAAGATTACACTATACCGACTTTTATAAGCGCTCACGTGTACCACTTCAATTACAAATTTACCCCTCAGAAATGCTGGACTTAACCTATAACGGACCAGTAGAAACTAAAGGCAACACCATTCGTATGGGAATTGAATTCAACGCAAAGGGCAAACGTGTTGCTTATCATTTTTGGAAACGTCACCCTTACGATGATCATCAGGTAACTCAGGTATTTACAGGTCAAGAACGCATTAGAGTGCCTGCTGAATTGGTTATTCATATTAAAGATCGCCGCACTGCAGGACAACTACGTGGATGCCCCAAAGTCACGCGCTGTATGACAAAACTCTTTCAGCTTGACTCTTATGATGATGCAGAACTTGATAGAAAAAGAACAGCCGCTCTTTTTGCTGTTTTTGTCACAGGATCAACACCAGGCGAAACGGAAGTGCCGGACAATCGTGATGGAATTCAAACTGCAACATCTTCACAGACACCACCAGAATTTCCTATAGTTAAACCTGGTGCAACACTTTATATGGGAGAGAATAGAGACATTAAATTCTCGAGCCCTGTAGAAGTTGGAGGTTCTTATGAAGCCTTTCAATATCGCAATAATTTAAAAATTAGTGCAGCTTTAAATATACCCTATGCCATTGTTACAGGTGATGTAACACGAGGTAACTTTTCTAACGTACGCACATCCATTATTCAGTTTAGACGTCACATCAAACAATGGCGTGAAAACATCATCGCTTTTCAATTCAATCGCGTTATTTGGGAACGCTTTGTCCAACTAGCCGTGCTTGCTGGGTGTGTTGAATTACCAGGATGGGAAGAAAATCCTTTACCATGGATCCAATGTGAAAGCTTTGCGCCACCACTTGAGATGATTGATCCAAACAAAGACATCTCAGCTGAAAAAGAAGAAATCCGGGCAGGTTTAAAATCACGACGTATGGCACTTGCTGAGCGTGGTTTTGATATTGATACCATTCACGCAGAGTTGGAAGAAGAACAAAAAGACGCAAAAGCACGGGGATTATCATTCGACACAGATGGTGAAGATTTTTCTACTGGTTTGAGTAACACTGACGAACCGGATGAAAATGATCACAACAATAAAGCGCATGAAGATGAAAAATAATATTGATATGCCATTTTTGGTTTCACGACTTTTTAATGTACCGCATATGCTCGCCCCTACAAAGTTTGATGTCATTCTCAATTTAATGACACCACGCCTTTTTGAGGGAAATAAATTTTCCCCTGAGGCATTTTCTCAAGAGGATTCTATCTTTCAAGCTCCTCCAGAAACTTATGTGGTTAAAAATCATGTCGCTATTCTTCCGGTTCATGGCACGCTTGTGCGTCGTGGTGCGTGGCTTAGTGCTGCGTCAGGATTAACTTCTTACGATGGTCTGCGCGAGGCTTTTCAAGAAGCCATTGAGCAACCTGATGTTCGTGCAATTTTACTGGATATTGATAGTGGCGGCGGCGAAGCAGGTGGTGTTTTTGATTTAGTTGACGCGTTTCGTTCGCTTTCACAAGAATACAATAAACCCATCTGGGCACATGCTAATGAAATGGCCTGTTCAGCAGCTTATGCCATTGCTTGTGCGGCTTCTCAAATTTGGGTTGCACGCACGGGTATTGTTGGATCAATTGGGGTTGTGTGTGCTCACCTTGATCAGTCCCGTGCTGATGAAATGGACGGATATAAATGGACTTTTGTCTATGAGGGAGATCACAAAGTTCACGGTAATCCTCACGAGCCATTGGCTGATAAAGCCCTTGAAAAGATGCAAGCAGATTGTGCGCTTCTCTATGACATGTTTGTCGATTTAGTTGCACAAAACAGACCTACAAGTGCTCAAGCGATCCGCGACACGAAAGCAGAGACATTTATAGGCACCCAAGCTGTAGAGCTTGGGTTAGCAGATGCGCAAGGCACATTTGCACAAGCTTTGGAAGCTCTAACCGCTTCCATTCAATAACCCCTGAATATGAAATCAAACAAAGGAATTAAATATATGGTGAATCTATTACGGACAAAATATCGCGCCAAAGATGATGGTGAGCTTTCCGCACAATTGCCTGCAGGAGAGGAAAGCGAAAAAATTAAAGTTTCTGCAGAAGAAAATGCTGTCGACGTTGGTGTTAACACTGAAGTTTTTAACAAAGATAATAACGTCAATGAAAATAAATACGTAGTTATTCAAGCGACACTTGAACAAGAAAGAAGGCGTGCTCAGGGCTTTATGACTTTGGAAAAGCAAGCGCAGCGTTTAGGTATTTCTTTCAATGCAGCACAAGCTATTCAAGATGGTATGAGCTTAGAAGAAGCAAAGAGCATTATTCTAGCTAATGCTACGTCACAAAGCGAGGCTTTAGCCGTATCGCCTTATGCACCCCATCCGGAAGTAAACACTCAGACAAATATTTATGCAAAATGGGAAAAAGTTTGGAGGGCAATATAATGAGTAAAGTTTTTTATGAAGGTCCTCGTGATAGCGCTTATCTTGGGCGTTATGATCCTGACATGTCAAACGAGGAAGTAATCTTTGCACAAGGAGATGAAGTTGTAGCGGGAACCGTCATGGGGCTTGTGACATCAACGGGTAAATATGTGCCGTTTAATCCTGATGCATCAGATGGCAGTGAAATTCCAGCGGGAATTTCTTATGCCAATGTTGATGTATCACAAAGCGATCAACGTGCAACGATTACAGTGCGTTTATGCACAGTAAAAAAATCTGAACTGATATGGCCTGACAAAATTGACGAAAAGAAAAAGGAAACTGCCATTCAGATCTTAGAAAAAAATAACATTCTATTGCGATAGGAAACATACAAATATGGATATAAAATCTTTTAATCATGATGCTTTTTCATCGGTAACAATGATGAAAGCAATTGAAAACTATGAGTTTAAACCTAGTCTGATTGGCTCACTTGATCTTTTTGAAGAAGTTGAAACAACTACAACATCGGTTAGTATTGAGAGATGTAATAATACATTATCGCTCATTCCAACAAGTGAACGCGGTGCGCCTTTAATAGAAGCAGGTAGAGATAAGCGTAATATTCGATATTTTGAAACAACACGTATTGCCAAAAGCGATACTATAAAATCAGGAGAAATTCAAAACCGACGAGAATTTGGTACAGAAGACCAGCTTGAAACAGCGATGAAATTTATCGCTAAAAGACAAAAAAAACTGATCAAAGAAATTGAACTGACCTGGGAAAATATGCAGCTTGGAGCTATTCAAGGTGTTGTTCTTGATGCTGACGGATCAGTGGTCTATGATTGGTACAAGGAATGGGGAATCACACCACCAAAGGCTATTAATTTTAAACTCGATGAGGAAACGACAGATGTCGCAGATGTAGTTGATCAAGTTGTCACCAATATGGTGGAAGCATCAAGTGGTGCATTTTCCAATTGGTCATGGATTATTGGGCTTTGTGGACGTGAATTCTTTTCAAAATTAAAAAATCACAAAACAGTTCGTGAAACCTATCTCAACACACCCTTAGCACAAACATTAAATAGCCCAAAAGGTATTGCAACACCTGGAGCTATTGGATCAGGAAGTTTCGGGAGTTTTGACTTTGCTGGTGTAACATTTATCAATTATCGTAATATTGGTAACTATAATGTAAACGCTAAAGCTGGCACCAAACAAGCTATAGGGATTAAGCCTAATGAATGCCGATTCTTCCCTGTTAACGCACCTGGTGTATTCCAAAAAACATTTGCTCCGGGTGAAACCTGGGAGTTTGTCAATACAGTTGGCAAACCTCTTTATACTACACTTACTGTAGATCGCGAACATAACGCATGGGTGAGACCTGAAGTATACAGTTACCCACTCTTCATTTGCACGCGTCCTGAAATGCTCTTCAAAGCAGTAGTGGGAGAAAAATAAAATGCAATGGTATGGGCTGCTCAGTCAAATGATTGAAGATGTACGCGACACTTTTGGGCAGCCCGTTATCTATACACGAAAGAAAACAGGGCAATCTTTTCATATCATAGCGATTTATAGCATTAAGCATGCAGAGCCAGAAGCTGGGGGAAGAGTAAAAACAACAATCCCAAGAAAAGAACTTGATGTTTGCATCAATGATATTGGAGGCGTGCTTCCTGAACTAGGAGATCGTATTGTTCTTCTTGCTTCTCAAGAGAATTTTTCTGTCGCAAATGTACAAGCTTCGGAATCAAATATGTATAAGCTTATCCTTCGTGAGGACGCTGTGTCTGATGTAAAGTAAAAATTATTATTTAAAACAAAAAGGAGATCGATTCTTCAATCATAAATCAAGTTCAGAATGAGAACCAAGACGTACCAAAACCAATCTATCCTGACTGATTAAACGATAAATCAATACCAAATCAGGTCGAATATGACAGTCTCGGTAATCACTCCAATTTCCGGTTAATGCATGATCATGATGCCGCGGTTCTAACGGTTGGTCATTGGCTAATGCTTCAATAATTTTGCGCAAATCACTCTCTAAAAGGTGGCGATACCTTCCTTTCATTTCACGTTTGAAATCACGTTTGAAAATAGTAGTACGCTCAATCGTCCGCATACAAATCATCAAATAATTCGTCTACTGAATTAAACTTTTTTAAACCACCTGTTTCGAGTTCAGCAAAGGCTTCCAATGTTTCTGCATTAGGTTGAAACAACACTGATGGAATAGCTTTATCTTGCGCGATACGGGTCATCAATACTCTAACTACATCACTCACTGACAAACCAGAGGCCTGAATGACCTGACTAGCTACATTCTGAATATCTTCTGGGACACGTGCTTGAACCATACGACTAGTAACCATAACAGTCTCTCCTAACTCATTTGTATTGCACTGTAATACAATATAATACAATTGATATTTAATTTCAAACACAGCGTTGTCTTGTTATTTTAACAGAAAGTACTTTTACCTATTAGACAATATAACAGGAATTAAGATGCATCCACGAGAGACGATAAGAGAAACGTTTGTTGAGCTGATTAAAGCTGGCAAGACATCGGCTGGTGATGAAGTTTACAATATGCGAGACTTTAATTTCTCTACTGGAGATCACCCATTTGTTAATGTGTCGACCCAAAACGAAACAATAGAAGATGGGCACGATTATGGGGCAAGACGACGTATTTTAACGGTTGATGTTGAATGCTATGACACAAGAGAAAATGGAGCGCGTTTTGTTGATCAATTAGCTTGGGAAATTGAAGCGATTTTCCATAGTAATCCCAGTCTTAACAACACAGTTGAAAACTGTCGCTTACAAAACATTGCCATGGCCTTTGGTGATAATGGCTCCTTAGCATTGCATGGTTCTATTTTAACCTTTGAAGTCACTTATGTAACCAATATCCCTTCTGAAGAAGAAGATGCTGCCTTTTTTGAGCCTTGTGTAGGCTTTGATCCCGATACAGGTCTTAACAATAAGGATCAATATCAAACCACTGGAAATTCCCCATGTTAGAGCGGCGTGATAGCGAAATTACAGATTTAAAAAGGCGGGTGGCCAATATGGTTATGGTAGGCAAGATTAGCCACGTTGATCATAAAAACGCACGCTATCGTGTTCAAAGTGGTAATATTGTAAGTGATTGGATTCCAGATACACAGGCCCGTGCAGGAAAAACGCGTTCCTATGAAGGGCGTGATGTGGGTGAGCAAGTCATTGTCCTTTCCACATCAGGTGATTTATCGCAAGGGATGATTATTGGCTCTATTCATACAGATGCCAATCAAGCAGCTGATAAGGGCAATATCCATACAACCATATACCCTGATGGCACAACGATTGAATATGATGATGAGACAAGCACTTATTCATTGACGATTAAGTCAGAAGGCAAATTCATTTTAACGATATCCGATGGCGTTTCCATGAAAGGTGAAGGGGGTGAATTAGAAATCACCGCTCCAGAGGGCATAAAGATTATTTCAGAAAGCGATATGACTTTAAAGGCAGATGGAAACATGACACTGGAGGCAGAGGGAGATGTTTCTATCAAGTCAAGTGATGGAGTTTCTCTTGAGTCAGGCAATGATATGTCACTCAAATCAAGTGGTAGTGCATCCCTTGAGTCAGGCAGTCATATGTCCCTTAAATCAAGTAGTGGCACTTCTCTCAAAGCGGGTGGTGAGGTGTCTGTTAAATCAAGTGGGTTAAAGCATAATAGTGTTAACGTCGGAAGTGGCCATAAACACCCTGGTGTTACATCTGGTGGTGCTATGACGGGAGGCCCCATTTGAGTGTAGGAATGAATTGTGAAACAGGCAAATCCATGGTCGGAGTTGATCACTTGCGTCAGTCCATCATGGATATTTTAACGACACGGATAGGAACACGGGTCATGCGTCGTGATTATGGATCACGTGTTCTTGATCTGATTGATGATCCGGTCAATGAAACCTTTAAGGTGGACATTTATGCAGCCGTTGCAGAGGCTTTAGATAGATGGGAGCCTCGTTTTAAGCTTAAACAAGTGAATTTAACTTCTGTTGAAGAGGGAAAAATTTCCATATCTTTTGAAGGAATTTACGTCCCTTCAGGAAAGCCAATCACTATGGAAGGATTACAGATAGGATGAATGAGGATTTCATAAAACCAGAAATCATTCCAGAGCTTTCTATTGAAGAAATACGTGCTGCCTGTCTTGAGAGTTTAAAACAGCTTTTGCCTCATTACACACCGTTGGAAAGTGATCCAGCAGTTAAAATCATTGAGGTTGCAAGTTATAGGGAGTTTTTATTAAGGCAGCGTATTAATGAGGCTGCACGTAATACCGTTCTTGACTTTGCCAAGGGGGAGGCTCTTGATGCTTTAGGGCAATGGCATGGTGTTGAACGCTTGGATGGTGAAAGCGATGACAGCTATCGTGAACGCATTAAGCTTCGTGTACGGGCTGGTAAAGGGGGTGGAACAGAGCCTTATTACAGATATTTCGCCTTATCAGCAGATAACCGTGTGAAGGATGCGATCATTTATCGAAAAGGAAGAAATCCTACCATTCACGTGGCTATTTTTGGCAAGAATGAGCAAGGAACAGCGAGTGAGGAATTGTTACAAAGAGTCAAAGAAGTACTGACAGATAAAAGCGTGATTATGACCAATGATACCATTGAAGTTCACGCTGCAGTGACAAAGGTTTTAGATTTAGAAGCAGATGTTTGGCTTTTACCTGAAATTTCTTTAGAGATCTTAACCCAAATGGAGGCAAATTTACGGGCAGCTTGGAAGAAAGAGCAAGCCCTTGGTCGTGAGTTGAGTTCATCATGGTGGATTTCAAAACTGATGATCCCTGGTGTGCAGAAAGTCATTGCTGTTACCCCTACGCATGATATTGCCGTCTCCAGTGAAGAAATTTTAGCCATTGGTAAAATTACGCTCAATTTCAAAGGTCGTATATAGTAATGCTTGGGAACTTACTTCCAACAAATACAACAAAATTTGAAAAGCGCCTTGCCGATGCTTGTGACTTTCATAAAAGTATTGAAGATTCAATCAATTTTATCTCTCGTGCAAAGCTTGATATCATAGACCCAAGCTTCTTGCCATGGTTGGTTGAAGAATATGGACTTGGAGAACTGACATCTTATGTTCCAGACTTCTATGTTTTGCTTGAAACGGGACCTGGGTGGCAGCGGGTACGTGGATCTTTAGCAGCTATTGATAAAGGGCTTGAATGGTTAGACCTTAGTGCACATTTCGTAGAGGCATGGCCAGAGCGAGAATGGTGGAATTCATTTCAGCTTTATTTTGATCAATTGCCCGACACAGACAAACTTAAAGCCATTGAAGGGATCGTCAAGCTTTCTGAATGTTTACGCTCTGATTTCTGGCGTGGTGTTCATGGTTATGACGCCCCCATTGTAGAGGGGAATATATCTCGCTTAGATGACAGTATGTTTGACTCTCAAAGTGGTGCGTGTGCGACAGAAGGCGGCACAGTATTTTCCTTTGGGCGTTCTACAGAAATAAGCCTCACCTTAACTGAAGAAGACGGAAAGCTCATTGGCAATTGGATTGATGATCAAGAAGAGCTCGTTTGGGAAGGTTTGGATTACTCATGGGATAGAGCCAATTTCCCTTGGGGTTCAGCACAAAAAAGCGAACATAACCTATTGAATTTTGTTGATGATGAGGATGATGAGTTCAGCTGGAAAAGTTTAGATTATCCATGGAATGAAGCAAATGTTCCTTGGGTATCAGATCAAAAAAATGGGCGCGATATCTTGATGGCGGATTGGTTTAAAGGTCGCACCCTTTATCTGGCTTTAAGAGATAACGATGATAAGCTAATTGGTTATCGAAGATGTAACATTGTCCAGCAAGTGACAAGAGTTTCAGATGGAGTTTACAGTCATTCAGGTCATCACTTTACACCCTTTATAAAGGGTACAAAAGTTTTGCTTGCTGCACGAACGCAATTTCATGATGTTGATAATAAACAAGCAGCATCTGTCTCTATTTTTGTTCATGCGACCCCTGCAAAACACATCTCGCCTGGCAAACTGTGGTTAAAACCTGATGAGCTTATCGGTGGCGTGGAGATTCTTAAAACCCCTATTTCTCTATCTTTACGTAAAGATATTCGTGAACAATTCAAAATTTTATTGAGGTTTTAATATGGAGCATGAAAGCGGTTTACCGTTTGCAATTGACCGATCTGTAGGTAAAGACGAGCAACAAAGTGTTGTATTCTATGGAGAGCGCCCTTTTATTCAAAGTGCAGAACTCAATGAAGTTCAAACCATTATTCGCGGCCGTCATGACCGTTTAGGAAGACTTGTGGCCAAAGAAGGTGACCGTATTGAGCGTGCAGATGCTTTTGTTGATCAAGAAAACAAAAAAGTTACTTTGACAGAGGGAAAGATCTTTATTGCAGGTGATATCTTCCCTGTATCAGAAGCCATTTTAGACAATATTCCCATGCTTGGACGTATGGAGATTGGTGTAAAGCTTCAAAAACAATGGATAACCCATGAAGATGATCCACAATTATTAGGTCAAATTCCAGGTACATTGGCAGAAGGTGAACCAGGAGCAGCAAGGGAAACAGCAAAGCTTGTATGGGCTTTGGAAAATGACGAACAAGAAGGTGCTTTCTTCCCTGTCTATGTATTGCAAGATGGCATTTTGATTGATCAAAAGCCCCCATCATTGTTAGAGCCTGCCTTGCAAGCCATTGCAACTTATGACCGTGCTCATGGGCATTACATTGTCAATGGTTGTCGAGTAACAGCTTTAGGGCAAAATGATGGCAAACAAATATTTAGTATAGAAGAAGGTGAAGCTAATATTAATGGTTTTAAACGCAAACGCCTTGCTGCTTTAAGACATGAAGAGCCAGAAGATTACTGTGAAGGTGTCGTGCCAAGTGAAACGCATCTGTTTACAAATAAGAAAACCAAGGCAGATAAATCAGAGGAGACAAGCTTTACTTTTGAAACTTATTATTTTCCTATTGCAGCTGTTCACTCTATTTTGCTCACAAAAGAAAAGACCACCAATGTCACCCGCGGTGCGGTAGCCTCAGGGCGTGATGGTGTTCCTGATAAAAGTATTGTGAGTTTTATAAAAGTCGTTCAAGGGGATAAGGAGTTTAAAGAAGGTGTAGACTTTAAAAAGACTGGTGATACGATTGACTGGTCTTTACTTGGTGATGAACCTAAAACAGGCAGCACTTATGAGGTCACCTATCATTATCGTACCAAGGTGGATGCCGATAAGATCACAGCGCGGGAAATTACTGTCTCAGATGGTGCTGAAGGTGGAGATATCATTGTCAGTTACACCTATAAACTCCCCCGTATTGACCGCATAGGCTTAAATTCTCAAGGTGATGTGGTTTATATTCAAGGGATTTCAGCAGACAATCCTATAGCACCTAGTGTTCCTGATGATATATTATCACTTGCAACGATCACAAATAATTGGCTTGATTATCCACGTGTAGATAATAATGGCACGCGTGTTGCCCCTTATGCTGAAATGTGGCGCTATTTTAACCGTGTTCTTGATCTTGATCGGTTGTTACAGCTTGAAAAGATTAAGAGTAATGTTGATTCAAAAGAACCTGTCTCTAAAAAAGGGATGATTGCCGATCCTTTTCTTGATGATAGCCTTCGCGATGAAGGAATCGAGCAAACAGGTGCAATAGGTCATGGTTTATTACGCCTTGCGATTGAGCCTACATTTTACTACGCTACCTTAAATGAGCCTGTTACCCTTGATTGGGAGAATGAAGTGATCATTGCGCAAGAGTTGATGACTGCTTGCGAAAAAATCAATCCTTATCAAAACTTTGCCCCATTACCAGGCACACTTGCCCTCACCCCTGCAACTGACTTCTGGCGTGTTCAACGCACAGATTGGCTTTCAGGTGTGACAAATGAACTGTCTATGGGCAGTCGTCCTGGCGGTGGACGTGAAACAGAAGTAAAGGATGAACTGGTCAGTACACATCAAGAGCAAATTGATTTCTTAAGGCAAATTGATCTCAACTTTAAGATTGAAGGCTTTGGTAAAGGAGAGGTTTTAGAAAGTCTAACATTTGATGGTGTTAGTGTTTTACCAAAGGAAACACTTGCTGCCAATGCTCAAGGTATTATTGAAGGGAAATTTAAAATTCCTAAAAATATCACAGCAGGAACCAAGAACGTCATTGCTGTTGGTAAAGGAAAAACGACGGCTACGGGCCTTTTCACGGGTCAAGGTACGATTGATGTAAAGGTTATGCGGCGTGTAACAACAGTGCGTGTATGGAAAAAATCTGATCCACAAGCGCAGGTCTTTACGCCCGATGAAACGCGGCAAATAACAGGAATTGACTTTCATATTTGTAAGATTGGCAATCGTTCCAATGATTTGATGATTGACTTAGTCACAACAGACAATGGCTATCCTACAGCTGACATTCAAGCACAAGCTTTCTATTCGATGAAAGAGGCTGAAACGGGATGGGCTGCAGTACGCTATAGTGTCCCATTGACAGTACAAAACGATCGCTTAACAGCTTTTGTCATTAAAACAGATGATGGCGATCATTCTGTTTCTCTTGCAAAACTTGGAGATTTTGATGAAGAAAACCAAAGATACGTCTCCAGTCATCCTTATATCACAGGACCTCGTTTTTCCTCTGTTAATGCACAAACATGGACAGCTCACCAAGATGAGGCCTTAGCATTTCGTGTACTTGCTGCTCGTTATACACAAACAGAAAAAACTGTCGATTTAGGTGAATTTGATCTTAAGGAATGTTCTGATTTACAGGTGCGTGCAGCAATTGAACTGCCCTCCAGTGAATGTTCTGTCATCTTTGAAATTGAACGCAACAACGGTACAATTTATCAACTCTTACCGTTCCAATTACTTAGTTTAACGGAATACATCAGTGAAAAAGTCCAGTTACGAGCCATTTTAAAAGGGACCGAGAAGCTATCGCCAGTGTTATTTGCTCCCGTTGAATTGATCGCGGGTAAGATTAAAAAGGAAGCAACTTACGTCACACGTGCTTTTTCCTTTGGCGAAAAGTCGAGACTAACCAGCTATATTAAAACTTTTTTACCGGGTGGCTCAACTTTCAAAATGGAGATCCAGCTGGATGATGGTGATTTTACTTCTTTGAAATTAGAAGAAATAGAACAACTCCAACAACCACTTTGGACGGAACGTAAATTTGTAAGTGAAGATAAGAAAGCTGGGCAAGCACGTTTGAAACTCACATTAACTGGCGGTCCTGCGGCACGTTCTATGGCAAGTGATTTTGGTGCAGGAATTATGTAACAAGGATAATATCATGGCAAAAACAAAGAAATTAGGAATGGAATTACCATTAGAAGGTCGCTTTATCAGTGCTGAGTTTCCTATTTTACGTGAAAACCTGACAATCATTGACCAAGCAGTTTCTGATCTTGATGAAAAAGCAGATAGTAAGGCGTCTTTACAGCACACTCATGTGATAAGTGAAGTAAGCGAGCTTGAAGATGCACTAAGTGGCAAGATGGCAGCAGATAAAACCTTTGCTTTGGTTGATTTAACTGATGTTAAAGGTGCTAAGGATGCAACTGAAAATCATGTTTTATATAAATCAGGTAAGGATCGCTTTGCATTTGGCTCTGCTCTCTCACTCTTAGGCGAACATCAGCATACGATTGAAGATATTGTAGGTCTTGAGGAGCATTTAGAAAACATCAATGTAGATTTGAAAAATTATGGGCGCTTGTCAGGTAAAAATGAGTGGGAAGATACGAATGCTTTCAAAGGAAAAGTCAATATTGAAAAGGGTATTGAATTAACTGAAACCTCTTCTTTAACTTTGAAACAAAATGATAAAATAGTGACGAATTTAAATGCAACTGAAAGCTTGCTTAAAGGTCCCCTTAAAGTTGATGGTAAACTCGTTTATACCAAACCGCAAGCCGATAAAGCCATATCGGAAGCAATCGAAAAGCTGAAAGAGTCTTTACCTAATAAAAACACAAGTTTAATTGATAAGCTCATTGATTGGCCAGAGCTTGCTGATGCAGAATTAGTCTACACGCAAAGTGGGAGGATTGTGTGGCCAGATTGGATAACCGATGAAGCCATGGTTGAGATCCAAGCGTGGGGCGGTGGCGGTTCTGGTGGCGGTGCTAATACGACATATTTCGGTGGTGGCGGCGGTGGCGGTGGCTGCTCAGTATGGTATGGCCCTAAAAAACATTTAAATGGACATGAAAGTTTTGTCATTGGTAAAGGGGGATCTTCTGTACAAAATAAAAATGAAACAGGCAATCCTGGAGGGAAAACAACTGTCGGACAGGATCTTATCGTAGCCGGAGGCGGTAAAGGCGGCTGGGGAGCCACTGACGTGGGGTCAGGACAAAGTGTTGATGGTGGAGCTGGGAAAACTGTTACTCAGTCAACAGACGGGCGTCCGGGTATTGCCAAAGGAGGCAATGGTAGTCCTGGAACAAAAAGCTCCACTAGAAATTTAAGTGGTGATGCTGGTGATGCTGGAGGGGATACATCAAGGGGAGGCTGTGGAGGGACTGGCAGGGGAAAGTATATTTCAGGTAAACCAGGTCGCGGTTTTGGTGGTGGTGGTGCTGGATCTCATTATCAAAATAATCCTAGTGGTCCTGGAGCTAATGGTGCTGTCCTTATAAGAATATGGAAAAAACCATATGAAAAAGAATAGATAAATCTGAAATTATAAAGCTTTTAGCATTTAAGTTTGACAGGAGTAATATAATGGCAAAAACAAAGAAGTTAACAATGGAGTTACCTTTAGAAGGCCGTTTTATTAGTACTGAATTTCCTATTACACGTGAAGATTTGATAATAATTGATCAGGCGGTTTCTGATCTTGATGAAAAGACGGATAGCAAGGCGCCTTTACAGCACACTCATGCCATAGACCATGTGTCAGAATTTGAAGATGCACTAAGTGGCAAGATGGCAGCAGATAAGACCTTTGCTTTAGTTGATTTAACTGATGTTAAAGGTGCTAAGGATGCATCTGAAAATCATGTTTTATATAAATCAGGTGAGGATCGCTTTGCTTTTGGTGATCCGGCATTACTCTTCCACCCGCACCAACATGAAGTTGAAGATATTACAGGACTTAAGGACCATTTAGAACGCATCAATGTAGATCTGAAAGATTACGGGCGTTTGTCGGGTGAAAATAAGTGGGAAGATACGAATGTTTTCAAAGGAAAAATCAACATTGAAGAAGGTATTGAATTAACGGACACCTCTTCTTTAACTTTGAAACAAAATGATAAAGTGGTGACTAATTTAAATGCAACTGAAAGCTTGCTCAAAGGACCCCTCAAGGTTGATGGCAAACCCGTTTATACCAAAACGCAATTGGATGAAGCTATGTCAAAAGAAATCGAAAAACTGAAACAGTCTTTACCTGATGAGAGCACGGATTACTCTAAGAATTCTGATGCCGAGTTACTTATCACTCAAAGTATGAGAATCCAGTGGCCATATTGGGTAACTGATAAAACTAAAGTTGAAATCCAAGCATGGGGCGGCGGTGGCGGTGGTGGGGGAGTACAGAATGATATTCATCCGGCCGGTGGTGGCGGTGGTAGTGGTTGCGTAGTATGGTATGGCTATAAGTCAAGTTTGAATGGACATCACGATATCGTTATTGGTAGTGGAGGAATTGGTGGCAATTCTGGAGGACACACAATTATAGGCAATAATTTTATTGCCGTTGCAGGGGGCTGTGGTGGCTGGGCAGGTCTTGAAAAGAAGGCAGGAATTGGTGGTTATGGAAGTAGAGGAGGAAACTTTGGTTTGGTAACTAGTGAACAGCCCGGCCTCGTTAAAGGTTATGATGGTTACGGCGGAGGGAATGGACACTCTCAAATGGTAAGTGGCTTTGGTGGTAATGCAGGCAATCCATGTCGTGAATTTGGCCGCGGGGGTGTGGGTGCCAACAGAACTGGTTTCACTAAAAACGAGGGAGCTGATGGCGCTGTCCTCATAAGACTATGGAAGAATTAATTAATGCTTTAAAGATTTTTACAAAGGAGTTTTTATGCAATACGCAGTTGTTGAAAATGGTGTGGTAACCAACATTATTGTTGCACCAGAGGATTATGTTTACCCGTTTGAAGGTGAGGCCATTGCTTCAAATGAAGCCCAAATTGGTTGGACTTATAAAGACGGACAATTTTATCCTCCTGTTGAGGAAGAAAAAGACGACTTATCTTTCACTGAAACAACACAACCGGAGTCATCTGAAGATCCCATAGAGGTGTGAAAAAAGACACTTCAGTTTAAGTTTCATCAAGACTTTTCTTAAGAAAGCAGTGCAAGGCCAAATAGATTTATTTGGCCTTTATTTTTTAATCAGCCAATCATTTTAAGGAGCACAAAGAATGGCATCAAGTTTTTTACATGGTGTTGAAGTCATTGAGAATGACGACGGCACACGTCCTATTACGCCAGTTCAATCGGCAGTTATAGGCATTGTAGGTACAGCACCCAATGCGGATGAGGACGTTTTTCCTCTTAACACACCGGTTTTAATATCGGGATCTCGTTTCAAAGCAGCCAAACTCGATAAATATAACTCAGGTAAAGGTACACTACCCAATGCTGTTGATCTGATTTTCAAACAAGCAGGTGCCATTGTTGTTGTAGTGCGAGTAGAAGAAAGCAAAGATGAAAACGAAACACTGGCGAATGTTTTAGGTGGCGTCAATGCCAATGGCGCTTACGAAGGTGTCCATGCTTTAATAGGAGCACAATCCATCGTTGGGCAAACGCCACGCATTCTGATTGCTCCTGGTTTTACTCACAAACGCCCTACTGGCGTGGATCGGATAAAAGTCACAGACGGAGGCAGTGGTTACACTAAGGCTACTGTTACAATAGAAGGCAATGCCAAGGCAACAGCTAGTGTTTGGAACAATAAAGTAGACTTCATTACTGTTAGGGAGAGTGGAAGTGGTTATGAAAAAGCACCCCGTGTCACCATTGAAGGTGATGGAGAAGGTGCCACAGCTGAAGCTACAATCAAAAAAATGTCTAATCCCGTAGCAGCAGAGCTGATTGGTATTGCTGAGCGTTTACGCGCTATTGTGGTGATTGATGGACCAAACACAACGGATGAAAAAGCGATTGAAGCCAGCAGAGATTTTGATTCTAAACGTGCTATCATAGCTGATCCATTTGTAAGCGTTTTGCGTAAAGGAAGAATTTTACAAGAACCAGCAAGTTCAGTAGTTGCTGGTATTATTGCTAAAACAGATTTCACTCACGGTTTTTGGCATTCCCCTTCAAACAAAGTGATCAATAGCATTAGTGGCACAGCACGGCCCATTGATTTTGCCATTGGTGACAGTTCTAGTCGTGCTAATTTGCTTAATGAAAAGAATATCACAACAATCATTCGTGAGAATGGCTATCGCTTATGGGGAAATCGCACACTTTCATCAGATCCAAAGTTTGCTTTTATATCCGTGGTGAGAACTGCAGATATGATCAATGATGCCATTTTGCATGGGCATATGTGGGCAGTCGATCGAAACATCACAAAGACTTACATGAGCGATGTGAGTGAAAGCGTTAATGCTTATTTGCGTAACTTGAAAACACAAGGCGCCATTATTGAAGGGCGTTGTTATCCCGACCCAGAACTTAATACACCAAGCGCCATTGAAAGCGGAAAAGTCTATTTCAATGTCGAATTCCAACCAACCACGCCAGCAGAACGTATTACGTTCCGTTCGCGTATTGTTAATGATTACATAGAGGAGATCCTTTAATGATTATACCCAAATTACCAAGAGCTTTGAAGCATTTTAACATTTATGTTGATGGGATTCCCTATAGAGAAAAATGTGAGAGTATTACTTTACCAACTTTTAATCTCGTCGTTGAAAGTTTTCGTGCAGGTGGCATGGATGCCCCGATTAGCATGGAAATGGGAATGGAAGAGCTCACACTTTCTATGACTGTTGCAGATTGTTCTGACCAACTTCTAGGTCTTTTGGGCAAAGAAGATATTGATATTTCCCTGCGTGGTGCAATTAAAGCACAGGGCGCAAAAGCGGAAGGAGTTGTAATCTCCATGCGTGGATTTTGCAAGAGCTATGAACCTGGCCAATGGCAGCCGGGCGCTAAGTCTACTACAACGATCAATTATGCATTGCATTATTTCAAATATGTTCAAAATGACAAGGAAATCGTTGAAATTGATCCTATCAACCTGGTGAGAAGATTCAATGGCGTTGATCAATTAGCAGAATATAGAGAACTTTTAGGAATGTAAAATGGCTACAAAAAATATTACTTATAAATTGCTTTCGCCCGTTGAAGTTGAAGGAAAAGAGCGCACCGAAATCACCTTACGCCCTCCAAAGGTAAAAGACGCTCAAGCTATTGAAAAAGCAGAAGGTGTTGAGCAAACGGTAATTCTGATTTCACGTCTTTCTGAGTGGCCTGAAGAGGCTATTAGTGAACTTGCTATGATTGATATGATAAAGATCGGAAAAATATTGGAGGGTTTTATGAAGCGGCTGGGTATCTAACCTGGGAAACAGCCGCTAAACTCATGGCCGACATTGCTGTCGTGTTTCATTGGCCCCCATCAGAGATGATGGAAATGGAACCTCAAGAGCTCTGGTTTTGGCGCAATGAAGCCGCGGAAAGGTATAAGAAAAAATGAGTAAAACAGTTGCAGATGCTAAGGTGCGATTGACCCTTGAAGACAAGATAACCGCACCCATTAAACGTATTCAAAAGCGTTTAACGGACTTATCAAATAAACTATCAAATAAGTTTAAAATTCCTCGCCTTATAGCGGCAACACGCAAAATGACAGCAAGCTTAAAAGGGCTCGGCAATGCTTTTGGTACAGTAACCAACCGTGTTTCTATGTTATCAGGAGCATTAGGCCTTGCTGGTGGCGGTCTTGCTGCAAGCTTGACTGCAGTGACTATGAAAACCATGCATATGGGTGATAGTCTTCACCATGCATCGCGCCATTTAGGCATGAGCGTTAAGGATCTTCAGTTATGGGGAGATGCGGCAGATAATTCAGGTTATTCTGCCGAGAAATTCCAACAATCCCTGGCTGTTTTAAACAGGCGTTCAGCACAAGCTTTAGCTGGACAAAGAAGAGGGATTATGGGGTTTCAGGCGCTTGGCATTTCTGTAAAAGATGCTTCTGGAAAGCTTAAATCAAACTCAGACCTATTGGAAGAAATTACCGATAAGATGAGTAAGATAGACAATCAAGCACAAAGACAACATATCGCCGCCTTGCTTTTTGGCGGCGATGGTAAAGAAATGGCCGCCATGCTCTCGCAAGGTATGGAACCCATTAAAGAGTTATTTGAAAAAGCAAAAAAGAGCGGTTGGCTTATGGGGGCCGATGTTGCCCACTATGCCGCAGATTTAAGTGATAAGCTCGGAGCCTTTAAGAAAAAATTGGGAGGTGTTGCTACTTTTATTGGCGCACACTTCATGCCGGTGATCAATGATATGATTGATGCCTTTTCAAAGCTGATTGATGAAAACCGTGATCTCATTCAAACAACTGTCGCAAATTGGGCGAAGATTGTAAGAAAAGCTATACAAGATTTATGTGATCCAACTTCTGATTTAAGGCAAAACATTACAAATGTTACTGAAAGTATTAAAGGCTGGTTTAAATGGTTAGAACCACTGACTGGCGAAATAACGCTCTTTAAAATAGGTCTTACAGCACTTGTTGCCTTCATTGTAGGGCCATTGGTTTCAGCACTTGCCGTGGTTGGTGCAGCATTTGTTACATTTGGTACAACTATTGTTACCCTTATTATGGGACCACTTATAACGGCGATCACTACACTTACTACAGCCTTTTTTACATTTGGTACAGCCATTATGACCACACCTATTGGGTGGATTGCAGCCGCTATTATAGGGCTTATTGCAGCAGGAGTCGCACTTTATGTCTATTGGGATGACGTCAAGAAAGTGCTTACTATAGCACTCAATAAAATTTGCAATGCCTTTGTTAAGCTGGGTGACTTCATCATGAAGTATACGCTTATCGGTTATGTAATTAATGGTATTAAGAAGCTTGTTGCAACAGCTGTTTGGCTTTATGAAAATTGGGATGAAGTCATGACCTCCTGTGGGCGGTTATGGGACTCTCTGGGGGAGACAATTAATCAATTTTTTGATTGGTTTTCTAATCTCAATTTATTTGAAGCCGGTTCCAATCTAATTACGGGACTGTGGGATGGCATTAAAAGCAAATGGAATGTTATGACACAATGGCTTTCTAGTGCGGTGCAAAAATTAATGAGTTGGATGCCTGATTTTGTCAAAGAAAAGTTAGGCTTCAACGTTACAGTAAGCAAAAGCACGACCGAGAGTTTAAAGAATCTCACACAAGAGACAACAACATACGCACAAAAGATTATTCATTCAACTGTTGTTCCAAACATCCCTCCTGAGCAACGTGATTACAGAAATGGAGAATATGTTAACGATGGAGGCAAACAACCTTCCGTAGTGGTATTTCAAGCGCCTGAACCGATTATGCCATATAAGGAACATAATAATAAGCCCACTAATATTGATGCATCTATTACGATTAGCGGTTTAAACATCAATGGGGGCAACGGCTCTCCACAAGAGATCAATGCTGCTGTCAAAAAAGCTCTTGCAGATCAGGCTAGACAGCAACGTTTAGCGATTAACTCAAGTTTTTCGGATTAAGCGTCATGATGTTAGCATTGGGGGATTTTATTTTTTCTGTTCAAACAGCTGCTTATCAAGAACTTGAGATGACTTATGATGTTCCATGGGTAGAACAAGGACGTCTGGGCAGTAAAGCAGCGTTTCAGTTGCCGGCCATTGCCAATGCAGAATATTCTCTATCAGGCGTGATTTATCCGGGTTTTAAGAGAAGTTATGGCCAGTTAAACAGACTACGGAGTATGGCTCATATGGGGCCACATTTGCTAGTCAGTGGAAAAGGCAAAATTTTCGGCAAATTTGTTATTCTTTCCGTAGATGAAAAACAGAGCTTTTTTCGTCTAAACGGGGATCCACGCAAGCAAGAATTCACATTACAACTTAGAGAATATGGTGGAGATGGAGACATTTGGTGAGTGATATTTACGTTACCAAAGATGGAGATATGGTTGATGCCATTTGCTGGAAACACTATCCAAAGGGTCAGCAAGCACTGGCTGTTGAGCGTGTTTATACAGTTAATGATGGACTTGCAAATCTTGGACCAACTTTAAAAGCGGGGGTCACAATTGTTTTGCCTTCCCTACCCTATCCTCAAGCAACACCCGTCATTAAGCTCTGGGGGAGTAAACAATGAAACCTTTCTGCAGAGTAATGTCTAATGGCGAGGATGTCACAAAAGTTTTGATGGATTATGTTTTATCCATTGAAATAACCGATGAAGCAGAAGACAAAAGTGACCGGATCACCATAGAACTCGATGACCGTGCTCGTATCAGTGATAATGGTTTTTTAGAGATCCCTTTAATTGGGACAGTTCTTTCTATAACACTTGGCTATGAAGACGGTAAAGCGCGTGACATGGGATCCTATCTGATTGATGAAATATCTGTCAGCAGTCCACCCCAAAGTTTAAGTGTGACAGGACGCGCGGCTTCTATGAATACGTCTTACCGAACTCCCAAAAGCCAGTCTTATCATCAGACAACATTGGGCAAGATTATTCAAGAAATAGCAACGCGCAATGGCTACATTCCCGAGGTTGATCCTTCTCTTGCAAAGATTGTCGTGCGTCACATTGATCAAACGGCTGAAAGCGACATAGCTTTTACAGCACGTCTTGCTGCAGAATATGACGCTGTAGCAAAACCTATGGATAGCAGACTTGTTCTGGCCAAACGTGGTGAAGGCAAGGCTATTACTGGAGAGATGCTACCTGTGGTCGCTATTCATGAAAGAATGTGTAGCTCTTGGGATTTTAAATATAATGCACGCGATGAAGCAGGTGAAGCTCAAGGCTTAACGCCTGGTGAAGGGGATGATCAAAAAGCAGCATCAGCAGCACAAAACCCAGAGGACATTGAAGAGTATGATGAAGATGAAGGTGTTATTCATATGGATGAGACCCCTTTGCGTTCATTAGCTCGTTCAGAAAAAGAACTTAAAAAGCAAGATAAAGTTGAAAAGCAAGAGGACGAAAAAAAAGGAGGTGTGATAGCAACCTATCATGATTTACGCAGTGGTGAAAAGAAAGAGGTCAAAACCGGTCAGGCACCTTTTCATGAATTAAAATATACCTACCACAATCAATCAGAAGCCGTTGCTGCTATTGCCGCTTATCGTAATAAATCATCACGTGGTAAAGCTACCTTTTCGTGTGATATGGGCGGAGATCCGTTCATTCAATCTGAAATGAAGCTTATTCAAACACCACCTTTCCGTCCTTACATCCCCGAGCAATGGCGCATTAAAAGCGTCAAACATAAGTTGGATACAGCAGGCGGTTATACAACAAGCATAGAATGTGAGCTGTTTAATGAAGAGCAGGAGAATACGGCGCAAAACGTCATAAACACTACACCAGATAAAGATGACACAATAGATGATAACGCCCCGCCTCATGCTTCTGATGAAGGTGAAGGTGTTATTCACATGGATAAGGAAGATATATGACAGATATTATAGAGAAATTACTCAATGGTAACTGTAAAGCGCGTACCCAAGGTTTGATTAAATCCTTAGCACAAGAGATTGGTTGTGAAGAAGCTGTCGTTGCTGCGATTATTTCTGTGGAGTCAGATGGTAAAGGTTTTGATGATGAACAGCGTGTAAAAGTCCTTTTTGAAAAACATCAGTTTTATAAGAATTTACCCCCTCATAAGCGTAAACAAGCTGTCAAAGAAGATCTTGCTAGAAAGGAATGGATAAGCATCCAAGATGGGGGATATAAAGAACAAAAAACCAATACTCAAGCTTTAGAATTGCTCATTGCAGCTATGACCATTGATGAAGAAGCTGCTTTAAAATCTGCTTCTTATGGTGCAGGTCAAATTTTGGGAAGTAATTATGGTATGCTTGGTTGGAAAAGTGTTCAAGATTTTGTTACCAGCATGTGTTCGTGTGAAGATGAACAAATAAAAGCAATGTTTACTTTTTTCAAAAAACGTGGCCTTGCTTCAAGTTTACGAGACAAGGATTTTAATGCCATTGCGCGTGCTTACAATGGAAGTGGTATGGTCGAAGAATATGGCCGACGCATGCGTAGTGCTTATTGTGCCCTCACAAAAAAAACAGCAGCAGTCAGTAATCCTATTCGTGCCACTGGTTTACGACTAGGATGCAAAGGTTACCGTGTTGAAGCGCTGCAAAAACGTCTCAATGATCTTGGTTATCCTGTTGCAATTGATAGTGATTATGGACCAAATACACGCAGTGCAATCTTTGCTTTTCAAGCTGATCATAATTTAGAGGTTGATGGTGTTGTTGGCGCTAAAACTCAAGCGGCGCTAGATGTGGCCACTCCAATGATTAGCCCCCGTCGATCTGGTGTAAGCATGGCTTATTTAAGAAAGAAGGGTACAAACATTATCAAAGATGCAGATAAAACCGAAATGGTAGGTAAAGCTGTTGTTGCCGGTTCAACTCTCATGGGAGCAGAACAAATGGGAGTATTTGATAATCTCAAACTCTGGACAGGAAAAATGAGTGCTCTTGTAGAGCCACTTGCTCACATTGGCAAAGCAATTTCAGATCATTGGTGGATTGGCGCTATTTTTATAGGTTTAATTGTTGTGGTTGTCTCAGGTCGCGTCAAAAAAGCTTATCTAAACGCTTACAAAAAAGGCAGAGCTATCTAGAAAGTTAGTTTAAGCAAAAAGGAGAGCCGTGAGTGAAAAAATATTTGGCGATTGCAATAACAACATCCGTCACTTTTTTTATAGCTTTAGCAAAGGCCTTTCGTCTTGGAAAGAAAGTTGAACAACACAAACAAACAGAGGAATCTTTAAAGGCAGCTACAACAAGGTTAGAAATAGAAAATGAAATTAATAAGAAACATGACGATGATATACGTGCTGCTCTTTCTAACTGGGTGCGCGACAAATAAATACACTTCTTGTGTCGGGTGGTTGCCTATTTATTTGGATAGAAAAGATCTCAATGCGATCAGTTCAAACTTAGCGCGAGACATTTTAAAACATAATGAGCACGGTAAACAGTTATGTGAGTGGAAGCCTGTTAACAAGAATTCAAATCGTTCCTGATACAAATGTAGCCCACTGTTCTAAGAGATCATGTCGTTGTTCTAAAAAGTCTGTTCGCATGTAAGCTTTTATCACTGAACTACCAACTGAATGAGCAAGGACAGTTTCGGCAATCTCAAATGGTGTTGATGTTGTTTCTGCTATCCAGTCTCGCAAACTTGAGCGAAAACCATGAGGGCGATACTTTAAGCCACAAGATGCCATATACTTTGACATGCTCACATCAGAAATCGGAGTGCCTTTAAGACCAGAAAATAGAAAACCATTTTTTTCAAAGAGGAGAGCTTTTTCAATGACTCTTAAAGCTTCACCACTTAGCGGTACACGAAAGTCTGAAACTTTTCCCACAATACCCTTCATATTTTCTTTTGGTATCGTCCATATATTTTTATCAATTTGCTCAAGACGCAAATATCGCAAGGGATACGACCGTACTCCAGTCAAAATCAATAATTTCAGTGCTAAATTTGAAAGGAGATCATCATTTAAGTTTTGATAAAAAGCCGGAACTTCCCGCCATGGCATAGCAGGAATATTTGTTGATATAGCGCGTGACTTTCCCAAAAGAGCGCGTGCTTTCATACAAGCCTGTAAATCAACATCCAAGCCAAGAGCAGCGGCATATTTTAAGCAAATATTGATACGATTAAGTGCTTTTTGCGCTGTATCTCCCTTTTTATGCCAAAGTGGAGCAAGAACATTGCGAATAATATTCGCTGTTAATTTTTCTATAGGAAGATTGCCTATATGTGGAATAACGTGTAACTCTAGTGGAGAAAACCAACGACCATTTTTACCTTCATTTTTTAACTCAGCTTTTTTACTCTCAAAAGCTGCTTGAGCAATTTCTTGAAAAACATTACTTTGCTGCCTTAAAATGCTTTGTTCTCGAAACACAATAGGATCATTGCCATCTTTAAGAATATCGCTATAATGTTTAGCAAGCTCGCGTGCTTCTTTTAAAGAAATTTTTGTAACAGAACCAAGCCCCATTTCACGGCGTTTATTGCGGTATGTATAACGAAAAAACCAAGCGCGTGTATTGTCTTTTCGAACATTCAACCACAAACCTGCTCCGTCACAATGCTTGCCCTGAGGAGATGTCTTTACAAAGGATGCTGATAACCTATGAATTGCCCTCACTTAACTCTCCTTTCTAGACCACCTTTAAGTCCACCTTTATTTTTTGATATTAGATTTTTTATTTAATCATTAATTTTCTTACTGCATCATAAAAAGCTATATATAGCAACACGTCTTTGCACTATTTTATGTGATTGGATTCTACTTGCTAAAGTATACTTCGCCCGCCGTCCGCACCATTAATTATATAAAATATTTTTCTATTCCAGTTTTATTGGAAGTGATAAAAAATTACTTTTAAATCATCTTATATAAAGAATTATAGCGTTATCAAGCTGTACAGTAATCACCAAAATTGTAAATAAAGAGTCCTGTTAAAGCATTTTTTTATCATGCCTTTTTGGCAATTTATTAATAATGCTCCACTAAACAGTTAGGGCTGCCACTATAAATTGGATACAATTGCCCTAAACACTTTTAAAAGCAATTTTAAGTTCTACAGTTTGAACATCTTTTGTAGTTAATGAAATTTAAGATCTATATAGCTTTTCTAAGCAACTGATTTTACATATCTGAATTAAGCATAATAAATGCGTATCAGCCCTCTTTTTATTTTCTCTCTGATCTTCTTGAAGATTGAATCTTTTTTATGAAAAAGCAGCAAAATTTTCACAAATATATCATCAATTCTATAACCAAATAGATCAGAAAGCTTTACTATAAAACCCGTCCAACAAGCGCCTTATAATAAAAGAATTACAAACTATTTTACTTAAAAAATACTCTACTTTCATCTATCTCTATAGTATCGTCTGCTTTTATTGCGTAATTATCCTTATTGGAAAAAGTAATAAAACAGCCCTTTGTACACACTGTAATCATTTGGCCAGTATCTAGTGAAATATTTGAACGTGCACTTCCTTCAGCAATAATAAGCAACTGTACTGTTAAACCATTATTTTTTACAGTTGCTGCAAAAACTTTCAT